GGCCCACCGAAGTGAGCCTTTGAATCAGGATGCTTAAAGCGTCAGGCAGCGACTAATTCAAGTCGCTTGCCCAGCGCTGAGAGCGCCTTCTGAACAGTATCTATTTTGGTCGAGTGGTGCAGATCGAAGATGCGCGTTACCTCCTGCTTTTTAACTCCCATGCGTGAAGCCAGCTCAACCTGAGTTAAGCCGGAAGCAAGGAAAGCATTCAGCAGTAGCACCTTCGCCGACACACTCGCCGGAACCTCTACAAAGTCACCGGTAACCGGTCCAGGTGCCGGAACTGGCTGGTTATCTTCAAAGTAGAAATCAAATGAAGTAACCAGCGCATCCAGCCCCATCTCTAACGCCTCCTCACGCGTATCGCCCTGAGTAAGCGCCTCCGGTATATCCGGGAACGAAACCACATATCCGCCGTCGCACGGCTCAAGATTTATCGGGTATCGCATATCGTCTTAGTGAAACTCCGCGAGAACCAGCCCCGGAGGGCTGGTTAATTATTTCAGGCCTAACTGCTTCATTATGGCCTTTCGCAGTGGTTCTTTTAACTCAGCACCGGGATGCCTTGGCATTACACTTCGCTTCCCGTTGTTTCTCAGCTTCAGATGGTTAGTACCGTTTGAAACTTCGACTCCCTGAGATTCAAGCCACCGCCTGAACTCGCTTTGCTTCACTACTCCTCCTGTCTGTTGAACATGAAGCTACAGTAAACATTTATGCTTACTTTGTCAACATTTTTGTTTACCGAAGGAGCGATATTTTTTGAATAAGATCCCTGACGCAAAAGCGGTAACTGCCTTGCCCGTCGGCAACAGGGGTAAATTCTCTATCCCCTGTAAGGGATAAACTTTTACTCATCCCTTGCAGGGGATGAACCAATAAAAAAGCCCCGCCAGCTGGTAAGGCTGCGAGGCTTTCTGACATCCATATAATATGCAACTGACCCGCCATCAGCGAACCAGATAATTCTGTTTAGTGCGGAAGACTCATAAAATCCCCACTATGAGGAGATATTAATCCATTCCCGGACAAAAGCAACAGTTATCTTTGGCTGGGGAATCTTTCATTTCCTGTGATTTTCTGGAAGGTCTGGTCAGCGTGAGACTCTTCCTGCTCTAACTTAGCCACCAGCGCGTCAAAGAAAGGCCTCCAATTGCGGTTCCACGTCCTCTCCTGCAGGTCAGGTATCAGCACCCGGATGGCTCTGAATGCTTTTGTACCGGGCGAACGCGCAAATCCTCTGCCACCACAACGATCACAATTCTTCTCAACGATGGAATTAGTCTGCTTGGACATCTCGATATCACGCACGCGGCCTGTACCGTTGCACCGGCACCGCTCTGTCACTGCGCCTTTGCCGTGACATGTCACGCACATCTTTTCCAGCGTTTCCAACCGGTATTTTGGAGGAACGTAATTATCGTTATCAGGCGTTGAGCAGCCAGGGTGAATCATTACATGCTCAATACTGTTCATAATGCCACGGCCATCACAGTCGGGGCATGAGTGGGTAGTTGATGCAGAGCGGACATAATCTTCATATGCCAGCTTGGATAGAACTCTGATACAGGAAGGCAGCTTTGAGCCAGCTGCTTTCAGAACGAGCTTTGGGGTTATGCGCCGGGCATGCACCATAAGCAGACCTATGACGCGATCTTTATCCCCTTCGCTGACCCCTGACTTAGCCAGAACGGCTGCAATCCCCATCGGAGACTTTGACTGACACATCCCGATAGCGGCCATCAGGTCTGTACCCGTAAGCCCATCACTTCCCGTAGCACGGGATGAGTCACTAATCTGCAGGCTCTTCGGATTGAAGTGCTTCAGCGCTGATTCAATTTTCATGCTCACCTTCTCCACACACTTTATTTTTTGTCTGTCCCAATCACTCCGACTGCAATCGCGTGATCGAGGAACCTGAACAGCAGCTCAATCTGACTGCCGTACTTAGCTTCAAACGCTTTCATATCCCGGTGCAGTTCATCGTGATGCGCTCTGCATAGCGGTATCACAAATAAATCATGCGCCTTCGTTCCCATTCCTCCCTGTCCGTGTCCGATGATGTGATGAGGATCGTCAGCCTGCATGCCGCAACATGCGCAGCTCTGTGACTTAACCCAACGCGTGTACTTCTCATTCTCCCAGCGCTTACGCTTGGGGCGCTTCATGAATGATTCTGGTGATTCCGGGTCTGCATGGAGGCTGATTATCTTTTTGACGATCTGCGCTGCATCCTGAATAACCTCCCGCGCCGGTCGCACCGGAACAATGCGGGCCTCTTTAAGCTCGCCACTCTGGATACTTTCTTTCGGCATACGCAGAACGCGCCGTGCGGGTGCCTCTGGTATCAGGTCAATCACATCATTCAGGGTTGCCCACCAGCACAGTTCCGGCAGGGTCAGCTGATGGTCACCGTTTAGCGCCATCTGGCTGCATGCCGCCCTGATTATCCAGAGTGCGGTATTACCTTTGGCGATGCTCTCCAGGCTACCAGGTACGCCGTTTTCCCTGAACTCATTATCGTGGCTATAGCAAAGAGACACCAGGCCGTTTTCGATTTCTGACACTGTGAATTCATGGTGATGCCACACTCCTAACTGCTCCCACTGGCAGCACCCGAAGGACTGGACGAAGGATGCCAGCGCATTCGGTCCACCAGCGGCCTTTATCACGCGTTCGTGACTGAAGAAGGGAATCAGTGAGGGTTCATCAAGTAACGGCTGTGTCCCATCATTCAGGCGGCCTGATGGCAGGTCTGCCATATCCATTGTCGGTGTGCTGACCACCACCCTGCCCTTAAACAGCTTCAACAGGTCTGGTCCTGGCTTCAGCAATACAATCCCGGTGCGAGGTGCTACCTCTGGCGTAAGTAATGCTCTCACAGTCACCTCAATGCACGGTGTCGAGCAGGCGGAGAAGCTCGGCAAATTTTGATTCGAAGAAATGAGGCTGGGTTTCACGCGGATTAGCCGGGCTGGTGATGTTTTTACCGTACATGCAGCCTTTAGCCGTAAGTGACCAAAATAGCTTCACACCATCGGTGCCTGACCGGCTGGCTCTACTTTTATGTTCAACGATCCCCAGCTTCTCAAGCTGACGATAGGCCTGGCTCGCATTCATTCGAATACTGTTGGCCTTAAGAAGCGCACTCAGTGAGAGCGTGGGACGGCTTGACCCATCTTGTGCGTCAATAGGTGCATCAATAGCATACGCAGGCATCATGTTGGGGATACCGTAATGCTGTTGAATTTTCTGATATGCATCAAGCTTTGAGGAGTTTGAAAATTTCAGCATTCGGGACGCTGATTCAAGCAGGATAATACTGGCCTGCACTTCTTCTGGCATTGATACTACCGCTGGCTTTGATGCCAGAGAGTCATACGTGCGGATTACTTTTAAACTGAACTCAGCACTGATCCACATCGCATATGAGTAGACCAGTTCTTTGCATACGAACGTACCCTGGTTCATGCCACCCTTAATAACCGATACAGGGATTCCTGTATCGCTCAGAAGCTGAACGATTTCATTGGTCTGTTGAAGGTTACGCCACAAGGAAGGCTCATGTCTGCGTTCGCCGCCTGCTGCACGATGAAGATCGTAAAGGCAATAACGGCCAGAGTTGTCCTGACGATCGGAAACCCCATCAATCACTAAAAGCTGATGCATGCTTTCTTCTCCACACACTGTTTTTAACCGGCTCAGCCCCATCATCTGCAAATGAACGGGTCAAGCCTTTGCCTAAAGTATCTGCAACATACTTAGTTTTACACTGTAACTGCTATTGAAAATTCGCTTACTTCAAATATGGGCTACACGAATATCATCTCATCATCTGACCTTCTCAAAGGCAAAATTTTGCAATCAAACCTAAAAGGAAAAGGTTCAAACTTAGCAATTTGTAAAGTGCATCACAAGGATATTTTTGAAAAACTGTTGAGATAATAAATTTATTTAAACCCTCAACACCATCATATTATACTTACGATAAATGTATCAGCATCGCTCATTCAAAAACCCAGCATCTTTTTTAGAGCGTCATCTTTCCTTTCAATAAGTGACTTATTATCTAAAAAAGCATCCTTATATATTTTTTCAGTGATCCCCTTTATTTTTTCTTTTATTTCCTCTTTCCTACCCAACTTATCAATAACTTCTGAAGCCATAACATAGCGTGCTTCATTAGCACCTTCACTACCACTAAGCTTGCTTCCAAGCATATGAATAGTCACACCACCACAAAATAGATCCTTGGTATAATTTAATTTTATCAATTCTTCAACCAAAACATCATTAAACGGAC